AATCCTTTAATTGCAGTTTCTAGATTATTATTTAATGTACTTGTTCCTCCAAAAGGCTGCACTGTTGTAGAGCCAGTTGTTGGATCGTTAAATCTATTTTGAACAACAATAAAATTACAATAGTTTACATTATTTGGAGTATCTGTAATTGTTGTACCAGATGCTAAAAATCCAGTTTGAACAATTGTTAATCCATTTGTTTTTTGTATATAACTTATCCAATCATCTCTAGCAAGATCATTATTTGCTATAAGTAATGGATTAATACCTTTAATTTGTATAACATCACCAGGTACAAAACTATAAGAATTAAAAAATGTTTTTGTTCTTATAAAATAATAAGCAGATAAACTACTATCGGTAACGGAAGCATATTTGGATGAACCAGCAGAAAACCCACTTGGTAAAGTATTTGAAGCAAAAATACCAGATATATCAAGTGTGTCAAGTGCTTCACTTACTAAGTTACCATTTGGTCTTTGAAGTTGTATTGTTAACTTTGTAAGTGTAGCAAGAGGAGTAGGGTAATATGTTTTCTGACATTTTAAGAATTTAGGAATCATAGCATAATATCCAGTATTTGGAGCAGAAGAAACATTACTGCTTGGAAAATTTAAAGCAGTTGAAGAACTACCTAACCATTGGGCATCATATTGTAATGTAGCAAAAGAACGATCTAATTGATCATCTGTACCAAATACATTTGATTCTAATTCATCAATATGTAATATAATACCAGGATATGATAATATAGTTTCAGAAAAAGGTTTTGTTGAAATAGTAGTAGCACTAGAATTATTTGCTAATACAATATCAACACCTTCTGCTGGAAGCAAAGCTTTTACCATTTCAATACGAGTAATATTGTGAAAGCGAATATTTGCTGATGGAGACAGTTTAAATCCTTGACCATTATTGGCAGGATTAAATGTTACTGAAAAATTGTAACGATTTTCTCTTTGATTATTATACCAATCACGATCCGCACTATAAATTACAAGATTATATTCATTTTCCTTATAAGAAAGAATTTCATCTTGAGGAATAATAATATCTTGTGCTAAAGCTGGTTTGATACGAATAGTGTCACCTTTTATAATTGTAGGGTTTACTGTTGCTAATCCAGAACCTTGTGATTCTTGTATTAAATCTTTTAAGAATGTACCAGAAAAACTCTCATCTTTTTTGGCATCAATGTCAGCAACACGTTTTGCTTCAGCTTCTCTTGCTTTCTTAGCCTTTTCAAATAATACCAATGATGGTGAATCATTTGAATCTTCAAGAGGTATACGAAAGTCTGGTGCAGGAGGCATTATAGTTTTTTGTTCACCACCGTTTCGCTCATTTTGTAATCTAGTAAAACTTGATCCAATATCTTCTTTTAATAGATTTTGGTTATTTTGATACTGTGGTTCTTGTTGCATACGTGTATCAATATCAGCATTATTACTAATTGTATTACGATTCAAATAAGAAGAAAAATCTGTTACAACTGCTTTTAATACTTCTTTATTTTGAATAGTTAAATTATTATTTGGATTTGCTTGATTCACTTCTTCCATATAATGGTGAACAGTTCGTGCTAAGCGATCACGTTGTTTATCACTTAGTTGCCCTCCAGTTCTTCTCATAAAATCACCATATACAAGGCGATTTAACATTGATTCATTTTTTTGAGTCAAAAAATCTGAACTAGAGTTCATCTATCTAACAATTATTATTATTATGTTGAGAACAACCAATCGCGTAAGTGAAGCATAAATGAATCCGGAGGTTCTTTTTTTACAAATTTCTTAAAATCATCACCTTTTAACATTCTTATAATAAAATATAAACAATACATCCCACATTCAGAATTCTTATATTGGAATCTACGACCATTATATAAAAGTTCCATAGATGAATCTTGGCCTTTTAACCATTTCATAAATATTTGGATTTGTGGAGGTGCTTCCATTCCATAAGAATCAAAATAATATACTTTATGTTTTAATAAATCAATAAAGGTTGCAACCCAATGACTGCCACCTTTATAATGTGCGTCTAAATTATAAATAATTCCAATATATTTTGTACCGCTTTGTATTGCATTAGTAACTCTTAATTCACAAATTTCTTGAATTAAACATTTACCATTTTTTTTGTATGGATCGGGTGCTGCGAAATCAATAGGAAAAGGACCCATAAATTCAAATTCATTATATGCTTCTTCGTATTGATTCATTACATATTCTATATCAAGACTGTTCAACCATTTATCGGGGTCAGAGTTCCAATCATCCGGCTTTTTTGGTCTGAGATATGTACTTATTAATTTATTCTTACGTGATTCATCCAATGGTAATGCTTTTACAAAACTATATTCTTTTTCAGCTTCAACGCCCAACTTAGTTTCTATAGATTGTCTTGTTGGCGTTACACCAAGTTTAGTAGCAACTTCTGTTAATACATCTGCGGGTATACAGCCTTCAGGTGGTCTTATATCTCCTACGCGCGGATGACATTGTTTTGGGCCAGGATTTGGCACTTTTCTTTTTCTTGTTTTTCTCATCTAATTATAGGTTAGAATGACGAAAAAAGAATTAGATGATTCTGGATATTGGTATTATATATTTCCAATATGCGTTTTAATACTAATTCTCTTTGCAATGTACATATTATTTACAATGCCTTCAATACAAATGGTAGAAACAAAAAAAGTATTTAAATTAATAAATAAATTATCTCATAAAATTAAATAAATTATATTATACAAATAGTAGATAATGAAAGAAGAAATCTTACTTTCACTTATACTAGCAGTTATAATTGGATTATATGGATCTGCATATGGTGGAGTAATGGCATCATGGAACAGTGAAACAAAAGAAACAGTTAAAACAAGAATAGCTACTATTACTGGTATTAACTTCTTTCTAATATTATTATTAACAGCATTATCAACAATGTATGTTACAAATAAACCTGATATGTTTAAAGCATATATAATATTAATGGTACATCTTACATTATTTTTATCATTATTATCTGCTTCATTTGCTATGTTACATGTATCTACGAATCGATAAGTACAGCGTAGATCCTATGTTGTAAACGAAATTTACCAGACCATATATTATTATAATTATGTTTATGAAATGAAATTCCTTGTATTCTAAACATAATTCTTACAGAATCATTTGTTTTAATGAGTCCCGGTACATAAGTATTATGCCATACACCATCTTTATAAATACGAATATCATTTGTATATTGTACTGGATAATAAAGATGTAATAATCTATTATTAACAATAGGTTTAAATAAATTATTTAATATTTCATTATTATAAAATATTTCAGGAAACCATACACGTTGTTGTATATATACAGCTCCAAGTAATGTATTTTGTAAAGCATTTAGTTTTGCTTCATGTTCATTTAATGATAAAATAAATTTACCAGAATTTTCATCAAATTCTTGTATATTTAACTTTGGTAATAAAATATTTAAATTGGAAAATACATTTTTACCATCAAAATAAGCAAGAGGTACTAGTGATTTTTCTCCATGTTGTATTTCTCCTATTTGTACTTTTCCTACTTCTAATTTTTGTAAAGGTATTGACCATTCCATTTATGTTATATTATTAAATTTTTTTTAGATAGGGATAAAAATTATTATAGTTATTTAAAGAATAATTAATATTATTAATTGTGTGGAAACACATTTGGTTCCTTAGCTCAGTAGGTAGAGCGCGTGGCTGTTAACCGCGAGGTCATCGGTTCGACCCCGATAGGAACCGATCAAGCATTAGATTGCTTATTTAAACTTGTATTACAAGTGTAAATAAGAAATGGACACATTATGTTTATGTTGGAGAGGTATGGCTGGCACTGGAAAAAAGACAGAATTACTTAATAAATTAAAGCAAATTGCTGCCCTAAGAAGAGTACCATTTCATATTCAAACAAAAACATTATCGTTTGATTCTGGTACTGCTTCAACAGTTGCAAAAGGAGAACAAGATGATGATGATGCAAAAGAAGATAGTCATACAATTGAATATGAATCGTCATTAGTCCATATTGGCTTTGATATAGCACGAATGTCAATGCAAGACAAAAACATATTACGTCCTGTACTAACAAATTATGGTAAAGGAAGTCATGTATTAAGCGGTGATTCTGGAAGAGGAAATCGCATTGTTGTATTATATCATTCACATTTATTATCATCAGAATCAATACTTATTATACAAAGTGTGTTAGAGCAAAATGATGGTGATTTATCTTTATGGTTTACATCTGAAATGCCAGTAGCACAACGTATACATGATTGGTTTATTGAAGTTCCGACAAATGGAAATGATAGAAATTTAGAAATTTACAAAAAATTATCAAAAGAAACAAATCATAGTTGGGATGATATATTTAGAAAAAAAATAAATTCATGGAAAAATAATAATAGACCAAATTTAAATGAAGTATCTGATATTAAAAAATTTGTATATGAACTATTAATGCGTAATCTTCGTATGGTAGAATGTGTACATTTTCTACTTGATGTTATTATAGATATACCTGATATAAATGATAAACAAAGATTACGTATGTTAGAAGTTTTATCAAATGTAGAAGCAACAAGTGGTGGAATAACTCTTCCGAGTTATCGTATTCCAATTGTTTGGGAAAACATGTTTATTAATCTTCGTAATGCTATAATAGATGGATAGAAACATAATTCTAGAAAAATTATGTCAAAATGTAAGACAAATATATAAAATAAAATATACTGCTTGGCAAGATGATAATTTAACAGATAAAGATAAACAAATACTTGAATCTGAAGCAAATCAAGGAGCGGAATTTGATAAATTAAATTTAAAACAAAATCTACATAATTCTTATAAAGCGGGAAAAGCATTTACAATTGTAAAAAAAATACATAATGCCAGAATTGTTATATTAACAGAAGATATAAATCAAAAGTTTCCTTGGACTACATGGTTTTATATATTTCAATGGATGGGGCTACCAACTACAGGAACATTATGGCAAATATATTTATATTCATCAATGGTCGAAAGAGTTTTACCAGCATCAGGACCAATAGGAGCAGAACATTTAAATGGAGGATATACATATCCTTGTAACTCAGATTGTATTGTTATATATCGTTATGAAGAAGCAACACGTGTATTAATACATGAATTGTTACATGCTTCATGTACAGATGATCATAATAAAATAATTGAACATAAA